AGGAATTACTACATTACTACCCGTACCTTGTGAAATCGTTACGGTATCGCCAGCAGAGTTTTGAACTACCCATACGTTACTGATGGTGTTGGGAGCAAATGTTACGGTGCAGGCTTGAGATAAGGAACCTGTAAGTGTTAGTGCCATAGAGCGGAAAGCGTCTGAAGCCCCGTCAGCCATCGTTATGGTGGCGGTAGAGGCATCAGATAAAGCTTCCGATCCTGTCCCAAATTTTTCTGCGATCATTTCCAGGTTCAAATTTGTGGTCGTACCCCAAGTTCCTGAACCATCTCCTGTCGCCATTTCGTTTAGGCGAAGATCGTTTACATATGTACTAGCCATTTATGCTACCTCTTTCCAATCTGGTGTTTGACTGTCATCAATAGTTGACCAACCTGGTGTTTGGCCGTCATCAATACTTGACCAATTTTCTGTTTGACTGTCATCAATAGTTGACCAACTCGGTGTTTGACTATCATCGATTTCTGACCAATTCGCTGTTTGGCTATCGTCGATAAGCCCCCAAACATTAACTCCACTTGTTGAGCCAACCGCTTCCACACCTGTTGGGAATACATTCGCATCCCCATCAAACGTAACCGTTCCAACAGATCCAGTAAGCGCATCCATTGTGACCAAAATCGTGTTGCTTGTGGCGGCTGTAGGTGTTCCGACTGCTGTTGTTCCCGCC